TCTGCCGAAGAAGAGGAAACACCCATGGAACCCGTATCTCAAATCCACGTTCAAATCGAAAACAATCAAATTACTTTATATAACAACGGAAATGGAATTGATGTCGCCAAGCATCCGACCTATGACCTTTGGATTCCAGAAATGATCTTTGCACATTTGCGTACTTCTACCAATTATAACAAGGAAGAAAAAAAAATCACGGGAGGTAAGAATGGTTTCGGATTTAAATTAGTATTGATTTGGTCTACCTATGGTAAAATCGAAACCGTAGATCACATACGTGGATTGAAATATGTTCAAGAGTTCGAATCGAATCTAGATGTGATCAAAAAACCGAAGATTACAAAGTGTAAATCCAAGCCATATACCTGTGTTAGTTTTATCCCAGACTACAACAGACTTGGGTTGGAAGGAGGTCTTTCACAAGATATGATTGCGTTGTTTCAGCGTCGTGTGTATGATATGGCGGGAATAACACCCAAGGATCTAAAGGTGAAGTTCAATCAGCAGCTCGTGAAAGTAAATGATTTCAAACCCTATGTTCAAATGTATTTGAGCGAAGATGAAAAGAAACAAACCATATATGAACAAGTGAATGAGCGATGGAGTTATGCGGTGAGTCTTCATCATGAATACAAACAAGTGTCGTTTGTCAACGGTATTTCCACAAGCAAAGGTGGTAAACACGTGGATTATATTGTGAATCAAATCACCAAGAAAATGATACAGCATATCCTTCAAAAGAAAAAAGTGAATGTCAAATCGGCGGTTATCAAAGAGCAATTGTTTGTGTTTGTGTTTTGTTCCATTGAAAACCCGAGTTTTGACAGTCAAACGAAGGATTATTTGAACACGAGCATAACAAAGTTTGGTTCCACGTGCGAAGTCAGCAACGCGGTAGTGGATAAGCTGGCAAAGATGGGCGTGATGAACACGTCTTGTCAGTTGAGCGAGATCAAAGACAAGAAAAATGCGAAAAAAACCGATGGAAACAAAAACAAAAATATTCGTGGGATTCCTAAACTCGTAGATGCAAATTACGCGGGCACGGCCAAGTCAAAGGATACCATGTTGATTTTGTGCGAAGGGGATTCGGCAAAGGCGGGTATTTTGTCCGGGCTATCGAACGTTGACCGAAATGTCATTGGTGTTTACCCTATGCGAGGTAAGTTATTTAATGTGCGTGGAGAAACTCAAAAGCGCATCAACGAAAGCAAGGAAATCAATGAAATCAAAAAGATCATGGGGTTGGAAAGTGGAAAGGTCTACACCGACACAAATGCTCTGCGATATGGGCGAATTGTCTTCATGACTGATCAGGATTTGGATGGAAGTCATATCAAAGGACTGTGTATCAATTTCATTGCGTATTTGTGGCCGTCGTTGCTAGACATTGAAGGTTTCATTGGTTTTATGAACACTCCGATTTTGAAGGCAACCAAACCAAGTCAAACACTCCAATTTTACACTCAAGGTGATTATGAAAAATGGAAAGCGGAACACAATGATGGCAAGGGCTTTAAAATAAAGTATTACAAGGGATTGGGCACGAGTACGTCCAAAGAGTTCAAAGAATATTTCAAAGAAAAACGGGTGGTGTCTTTTGTTCAAAAAGAACAAGACACGACTCTCATTGACAAGGTGTTCAACAAAACAAAAGCAGACGAACGAAAACAATGGTTGGGAAAGTATGACCGAGAGCGTTATTTGGATGTTCAGCACAAGGTGATTTCCTACGAAGATTTCATCGACAATGAATTGATTCACTTCTCTAAATATGATTGTGATCGGTCCATTCCAAATGGCGTGGATGGTTTGAAATTATCTCAGCGTAAGATTTTGTTCAGTGCATTCAAGAAGAAATTGCACCATGAAATCAAGGTCGCGCAGTTTAGTGGATATGTATCAGAGCAATCGGGATATCATCACGGAGAGGCGAGTTTGAATGGTGCTATTGTGAACATGGCGCAAGATTTTGTGGGTTCCAATAATATTCATCTATTGCTTCCCAATGGGCAATTTGGAACACGATTACAAGGCGGAAAGGACAGTGCATCGGAGAGGTACATTTTCACGCGACTGAATCCGATTACGCGTCTCCTGTTTCGCAAAGAAGACGACTGTGTACTACAGTACTTGGATGACGATGGACTGAGCGTGGAGCCGATTTACTATGTTCCGATTATTCCCATGGTACTTGTCAATGGTGCTCTAGGAATCGGGACGGGATTTGCGACGAACATTCCTTGTTATGACCCCAAATGTATCATATACAATATCAAGCAAAAGATTCAAGATCATGGAACACTCATGGATCTCGTTCCCTATTACCGCGGATTCAAAGGGTCGATTACGTCCCACGGAACACACAAGTATGTCACTCATGGACGGTATACCGTAAAAAATGATACGACGCTTGTCATTGAAGAACTGCCGATTGGATTATGGAACGAAACGTATTTGACCTATTTGGAAAAGTGCGTGGAAACAAAGAAACGGGGACTGAAGGATTACAAAGATTTGTCTACGGACAAGGATATTTACATGGAACTAATCTTTTCGTCGAGCGTTGATTTGAATGATGACAAAACACTGGATAAGATTATAGATGATTTCAAGTTGTCGACGTCATTGAGCACAGGCAACATGTATTTGTTTGATAAAGATGAGGCGCTGGTCAAATACGAAAGCGCAAATGCGATCATCGATGATTTCGTTGAAACCCGTCTCATGTATTATGAGAAGCGGAAAGCGAAGCAAATCGAAGACATGGAACGTATGCTGGTTCTTTATTCGAACAAGTACACGTTTATCATGGAGCTCCTCAACGATACATTGGATTTGCGAAAGAAAAAATCAAACGAGATTGAGACAATCTTGACAGAAAAGGATTATGACAAGATTGAGAACAGTTATCATTATTTGGTCAAGATGCCCATGGACATGGTGAACGAAGAAAATGTTGAGAAACTAAAACACGAGTTTGATTCGACGAAGCAATCCTTGGAAGAACTGAAAAATACGACGACGGTTTCCATGTATTATAAAGAATTGTGTGAATTAGAGGAAGCGATTTAATTCTACCGTTTTATCCACCGAAAATCGTATGGGGCGATCCATGGGTTTAGGCAACGAGGATATATCTTCTTTGTATTTTAAATAGGATATTAGTTCGCTGTATACTTGAGGGACGCAAAAATCAAGGACCATCTTATTTAAGGTTTCAATTTGTTCTTTGATGTTATGATCTTGATGTAAAGCATATTGTAAATAAAAAGAACGCATAATCATTTTTAATTGATCATAATTTTGTTTATCAATGATATGCTTTTTATTGGTTTTACGATAAATCTCCGCGCGAATGGCGTTTTGAATGATTTCAATGTTTTCGAGGGAAAAGAAGGAAGTGCTCAAGAGGGATGGAGACAACATATATTTGGTTGCATTTGAATAATTTGTTTTTTCGTTTTTTGCGATCATATCTTGAATAAAAAAGGGGGTGCCGTTTTCTTGTGCGTCTAATCGAACTCGTCCATTTTCTTGAGATGGAACCGCAAAGGTTGGATCGATCACGTAGGATGTTGAAATATCCGTGGAATGATTCATTTTAATATATACCCTATATATTATATATATAAAAGATGAACTTTTATAAACTAATTTGTGTGATCGCACTGGTTCTTTTGATTGCTTGTTTGGCGGTGGTCGGCGTTGCCTTACAAACGTCTTCTAAGGATGTATTGTTTCCTCCCAATGTATCCGACTGCCCCGATCATTATGTGAAGGACAGTAATGGAAATTGCGTGAACGTAAAGAACTTGGGAACAAATGATGGTGACTGTAGTAGCTTTAATTTCGACAGCAGCGGAAATTATTCCAATCCGGGGATGGGGCCAACCAGCGGAATGTGTTATAAAAAGAAATGGGCCAATAATTGTGGTGTCAATTGGGATGGCATCACAAATAACGGTTCTGTATGCTATCAAACCATCGAATAAAGAGACAAAATAAGTATTTAAAATCAATCCTACTACATAATTATGTCTATGATTGATTTCGAGTTATATGTAAAGACCATACGTTCGTTGTATATTTATGGGAAAACCAAAAGTGGTAAAACAACATCTGCATTGGATTTTGTAAAGAAACATCAATATGATTACAATTATGTCACGATTCAACAGATTAAAAACGAGAACGATTTTACGAAACTAATGGAGTCGCAAAATGTGTACAACATGTTCTTCCAAAAACCGAGTCAGCAAAACAAGCGCATCAAGAAAGTGATCATCGTGGATAACATTGACTATTTACAAAACGGAGACAAGAAAATATTGAATATGCTGGTGAAGTCCTTTTCGAACTATTTTAACACCTATAAACACATTTTCTTCATTTTTATAGGCACCAATGAATCCGATAAAAAGGTATTGGAATTGATGGAGCAAATGGAGGAAAAGGTGCGTTGCGTTCCTTTGGTGGAAGTGGATTACGACAAGGCCATGAAGAAGGTCGTGAAGGAGTATTTGTGTCGCGATTCGTCCGTATCCGTTCGTGGATTATGTGACAAAAACATTATTTCGCTGTGCTATCACGAGAATATTATCAACCACATCCAACAAAACACCCACTATTATGAAGAGTTTTTGAACCAATTTTGCCACGGCGATTATTATGATCGTTTGTCGTTTCAGAAGCAATTATGGCAGTTTAACGAAATGACGTTTCATTTGAAGGTCGTCAACAACCATCATTTGTTGAAATCGTATGCGTTTCCTGAAACGATCCAAGACGAACAAGAGGTATTGTTTACGAAGATTCTGACAAAGTTTAGCAATGAATATTCAAATCTAAACTTTTTGATTGGTCTGTGTAGGAAATTGAATTGCCAAAAAGAAGAGTTGTTTGAGATCGTGCAAAAGGGAGAAAAGCATCCTGGAATCAATACGCAAGAAAAGAAGCGATTGGGGAAGTTGATGGGGTAATTTTGGGGTTTTATTATTATTATTTTATAAACATTATATATAATGAGGACTAAAATAGATATCCTAAAAATGGATGGTTCATTTGAAGAAAGAAAACAATGGATTAACTCAAAAATAAAGGATTCAAAACAAAAAAAACAAGCTGCAGAAAAAGCGCAGGCCCGGTATTATGCAAGCAGAAATAATGATCCCAGTGCCTCATACAACGCGGGTTATGATTTTAGAGGCGCAATAAGTGATGAAAATGAAATTATCAAG